AACTGTATCTTCAGCCTTAGTCTTAGCGATAGGTGCACCACTAAAACCGAGAACCTTGTCCAAACGACCTTTCAATTGGTCATAAGGTTTGAAGTTTTTACGTTCTGTGAAATCCTTCAAAGAGAATTCTTTTTTCCACAGTTCTTCAAGTTTCTCATCACTACCATCGAACAAAGCAGACACATCAGCAAATTCTGATTTGTCATAATTGCGATAGCCTTCAACATTACGAATCTTCAACTTGAAGTTAGCACCTTCCCACATATCAAATGGGTTAACTGGTGTTTCATCAGCAAAATCTGGATTCATTGCTTCTGTAATCTTGTCAAAGATTTTCTTACCAAACTTAAACAGTTTGATTTGGCCTTCGTTAGAAGGATTGCTAGGGTCTGACACAACCAAAATGTTAGCAACATAAGATAGTTTACGCTTTTGTTTACGAGCGATATCTTTGTTAGCTTCAATTCCTGAATTCCACAATGTGTTATTGTGTTCACAAACTGGACACTTCTCATTAAGAGTTGTCAAGCAGTTATCAATAAACCATCCGCCTGGACCTTGAAATCCGTGGCTGAATGTGCGAACCCATGGAAGTGCATCATCACCATCAACAGCAGGTGCAGGCAAGAAGCGAATAACAGCCATGCCGTTACCTGCCTTATCTACTTCTGGTTGCCAGAAACGATTGTCATCTTTGGAGTTTGCGTCTGAACCTGTTGAGGTTGCTTCTACCGCTTTTGAGAGCTTCTCAAATGAGTTGCGGTTACGCTTGAGGTTAGCAAATGAAGTCATATATTTTTCCTTGTATAAATTGTATTACGTAGTATAAGTTTTATCCACAATATCATAATGTACCATTATTTAGTATATCATTTAAGTAGAATCCTGAGTCTGTCTAAAGTTTCATTGATATCTTTGTGAAGAATACCAATACCTCCAGCAGCGTTGAAATTGACAATAATATCCTCAGTATCGTCAATTAAAATTGTGGTCGGTGTTGCATAGTCTGATTTAAACTTACGACCCGGAACGATATTGACAGGATAATCAATACCTTTACTTTTCAACCACACGTTCTTTTGTTTCTGAACTTCGGTATGGAATCTTTCACCGCCTGAAGAAGAAAGAATCTCAATCTCAATTCCAGAAGCGTTTACAAATTCCAAAAGCTCATGAGCGCCTGGGAACCACTCAAGTGTTTCAAATTGTTCTTGTGCAACAAACAATGGCCAATGTTCAGTAAAGTTTTTACGATTACGAACTTCGGATGATTGTACACCGAACAACTCATTGAAACGTTTTTGGAAATGGCAAAGAACACCATCCATATCCAAATAAATTTTAGTTACCTTCATGTATCTAATACTTTCTTTAATAATAACTTATATTTTACATCATCCTTAGGAAGGAATGCGGCATACTTGAGCAATTTCATCCTGTAATTAGGCCAATGTATCGTATCAGCAATCTTACGTGACCACATCGGTACAAAACCAAGAACATTATTTAATAGGCAAACAGTTTCAATACTTACTTCTTTCCTTAGACCACTTTTCAGTAGTAAAGGATAATCACCTTCTGTCTTCAATGCTTCGTTTGGATTATCAAGTCCACTAAAGACATTCCTACATTCATTTTCAAAAATATAGGAAATTGATTGTATAACCTTCTGGTGCTTGCGATAATTCACTTCAGCATCTTCTGTCAAAAGAGAGCCGACCCAAGTATTTCCATCTTCAATAAGATTAGCAACAATGAAATCAATCATATCTTCTTTTTGAGATAATCTACGAGAAAGTTTATGGAAATGATACTTGTCTTTTCTATTGTCGAATGTGGTCACACTTACATTAGTTTTACCATTGTACTTAAAGAAGTCATATGATTCTTGTGTAAAGTGTAATTTAAGTGCTTGATATAAACCAAAGGTTTCATAACCAGTCATATAGGAAGTCTAGCACCCTTTTCTTTCAACATATTATTATCCATTGCATCATTCTCAATCTTAGATTTAAGATTAGCGTTTACTAGAGTAGCTGCAATCTCAAGTTCAAGACCGGTTTCTTTACAATGTTCCAGAATGGCTTCAATGTAATTGTAATCCGTTCTAGCAACAATAACATCAATTGCTTTGGCGAATTTAACCATTTCATCTCTTGTTGGCATTATTTTTTAAGTCCACAGTTTTTATCAAAGCACACGCTACGCTTCATAATTGATTCTGGCAAACCACACACAGGACATTTAGGACTGCTTGTGTTGAATGCACCGATAGATGGAGCTTCATTCCAAAAATCTTCAGTTGTTACATTTTGTTTAGGTTGAATCAAATTACCAGCCATGGTATTGAATGCTTGGGAACCTGCAACAGAATAATCTTCTTCACACTCATCTTCTGATGGTTTTTGGCTATAGTCAACATCAACAATTTCCAACTCACCATCAAACTCAAATGTACAACCTTTTAAGAATTGTCTAAAGTGTTCGAGTACAGTTGGTAAAAAGTCAGCTTCAAACTCTAATGTGTTTCTTGAGCCAGTAGGATAATCGTGCTCACATGTTAAGATAAATTTAGGCATTATTTCACCACCGTTTCATATAAAGTTTCAAATTGGTCGTGGACTGCCACTTCTTCATCGTAATTTTGTTTCCAGTAAACCTTAACCATTCGTTGAACGATTTTCTTAGGTAACTGTAATTGTTTGCTGATATCAGCGGTTGCTTCTTTGATAAAGTCTTTCTCCGCTGACGCTCGAACCATCGCATCAGAACATTCACGGATAACTTTTAATAGTTTATCTCGGTCGGCTGGGTTAGATAATTGATTGACACTCACTTGCTGGATAGCCATAATATACTCCTAGTTTACTTTTTCATTGCATATGTAATGCAGGTTGGGTTTGTGTGCGTTTCATATGCACACTTTACAGATAGCGGATCAACACCTTTAGCAATCGCTGCTTCAATGTTTTTCGCCATGTTGTTTCTGTCATTGATATTATAGATGAATGCACCAATGATTGCGGTACAAACAACAATAATTATTGATACACATATTGTAATCAAATCTTTATTCATAGATAATTCCTTTGTTTCTGTCAATTTTGTCACCTTTGCTTTTGTAGAAAATATGCCTGCCAATTTGTTTCTCCTTTTTAAGTTTAGACCACTCAGGGTTTACATAATCAGCATGATAATAAGTTGCTCCGTTTGTTACATCTTTCGTTCTTTCAAAATTTAGATAAAGATTAGTGGACATCTCTAATATATCATTATACAACGGAGTATGCTTGATTGTCAAGCGCTTTGAGGTAATAGTCTTATCACAGTACCACGAAAATTGACAAACATTGCCAGTTTTTTGTTGTACGACCTCACATATTGAATTTGCATAATTGCCTGTTTGTAACCTATTAAATGTAACGAAAGCTACTGCTGTTTGGCCTTCAATAGGTTCATGTGCTGCTTCAAAATATATATTTTCGGCTAGACATGTGATTTGTTTTTTTACATCTGGTGCCAATGAGCTAAATGGTGCTTTGATTGGCAAATTGTATTTGTTTATATTTACAAACGATAACGTTATAATTAGAGTTGCAAATATAAGACTAAAAAGTATTGGTTTACTTTTCATCCTATCCTTTCTTTTTTAGTCCCAAAGGTTTCGATAATACTTACCAAACAGCTTAAAACCATTTGCAATTCTTTCATGTACAATCTTTAGAGCTTCATAATCAGTTTCATGTGTGTGGTCATCATTGTAAACCATTTTAAACATCTTTGGTTTCTTATTTTCATCCCACTTACAGGCTTCACTTCTTGTACTCCATTTGCCTTTAGAATATGCTTCTTCCCACTTAGTGTCAAGGTGATGTTCGAATGCAAAAATCATTTCATTCATTACCCAATCCCAGCGCTTATGCCAGTTCTCATCTGTATCCCATTCATTCTCTTTTGGTGGAGCTGAAGTGGATTTCAATTCATCTGGCACATCTTCATCATCGACATTTGGTGCACCGTGTTTGCTTGTTTGCAATTGTTTCAACATTGGCAAAGCAATCATACCAAGGGTGTGATCCATTGACCAAGTGTCCCATCTATCAACCTTCACATAGTCAATTTTAGGATGAACAAAATCTAAAAACTTATGTAAAGCTTTACAGATAGGGTTTAAACGATTCACCCATTTGTCATACTTGTTACCAGGCTTTTCTTCATGGTTGTAAAACACATCGTTGTCTTTTTCCCAAAAACAAACCTTTTCTAAGATATGATATGGTGATATCCAGTGATATCGATACTTGCTTATGTAAACTTTCATTTCTGAGAATCTCCAGGAAACACACGATAGTTATCCTCAACGGAATCTGGTGTGCTAACTTCTATGATTGTGCCTTCCTCTAGGCAGATGATTTGATGAGGTTCAAGAGGTTCGTTTCGCCAAACAGAACCTGGTTCCAGAATTTGAGACTTGATTGAAGCGTCTTTGGTTAGAATATATTTCACTTCGAATTTACCAGACAAAACATACCATGTTTCATCTTTAACGGAATGGAAGTGCATGCTGAATCTGGCATCTTTGTTAAACTTCAGCAACTTACCAGCATATTTATCATTCGTGGCCCAAATAAGTTCGTGTCCCCAACCTTTTTCTATAAAACCTTGTTTACGTGTAATTGGCATTTCATTCACCTTGTTGTTTATACTTTTTCTTCCAATACTTAGCAATGTAACTATCTAAAGAATCAATGTAATGTTGACTTTTCTCTTTAACAAAAATTTGATTACTACCATCAGCAACTGCAATAGCAACCACCAATTGATTGATTGGTTTATGTGTAATTTCTTCAAACATGGTTGCATAAGCTGTACATTGCATGAAGTAATTTAAAATACCTTCTTCTGACTTTTCTCTAGTAGAAGTTTTAAAGTCAATCACTGATAGTTGGCCATTCCATTCTGCAATACAATCAACACGGCCTGCCAATCTGAGGCGAGTTGAATACAATGCTTGTTCAATTGAATATACATTACCAATGTTCGTATCAATATGTGGTTTCAAAGACAGAAACAACTCTTTGGTATCTGGCATCATGGATGTCATTTTTATAGGAGTCAATTCATTCATCAAATAGTTTTCACATATTGTATGTAACTTTGTTCCACGACTTGAGGCTTTGGCTGCAATTCTATTTGCTTCTTCAGCACCAACTCTTTCACGCCATTCAAATAAAGCCTTCTTATTATAATCCGACAATACTGTGGTTACGGATGGAAAAGAATGGCCATCAGGTGTTAGATATTGACGACCACTATCAGTTGTAATTGCTTTTAAATCGAAATCCAACTCTTTCAATTTTACATGATTAAATGCCAAACTTATCTTCCTATGTGTTTATCAACCAATTGTTTGGTCTTAATTTCTTTTGATGAACGCTGGCCATGACGACTAGCAACTTCACTTGATTTGTGATTCTCTGAAATTTTAGAAAGCACTTCTTTGAATCCATCAGGCACTTTACCAGTAACGGAAACTCCACTAACAATTGCAGCCGATGTTACAACTGAATGAATTGTTGGATTGGTTTGTAGATATTCTTCACGAGCAGAAATGCTCATAAATGATTCAAATTCTTCACCTGTTTCGGTGTCTAAAAAACTATACAAGGGCACTATACCACTCCGGTTGATTACGCTTTTTCCATGACGCTAAATGCGCCTTGTTGTTTATATAGTAACTACGATAAGAAGCTATAGAATCGCCTGCAACTTTCACTTCATCAGGCATCGCAGGAGTTGGTTCAGTAAATGTGCCAAATGGTATTGAATTTGGCACCTGTGCTAATTGGTCAACTAAACCATCACGTTCAGATTTATGAATTTTACCATAACGATAAGAATACTCACCACATAGTGCTACAAGCATAGCTTGCAACCATCGATAATTCTCATGTGTCTGTCTCACCCAAATTGCTGAAGGATGGTTGATATGAGTAGCACTATACAAAATAGATTCACGATTATCAGAAAGTACATATCTAACTTGTTTACGACCAGTTTTACTGAGGCCAGTAACGATATTACCATCAAGATAACGATGAGCAGTAGAAAGTAATTGAGCATATTCAAGAATCATTTTAACTGTGTGTTTGTCATTGTGCATCTTAGCACATTTTAAAACATCATGGTCTAGGTAAAAAATATTCATACGTCATACTTTACGCCTTCTTTTGAAAAGAAGGCTCTTATCTTGTGCTCATTGTCCCAATCTTTACAATAGTGATTATCTTTATCACACATTTCCAAGGCTTCATCAAATGATACAACACGGTGAGAGACAATCACTTCACCAAGATGTTCTTGGCTAAATTCTTGTGCTTCATTCAGGGTTACAGTATCAAGAGCCCATTCTGCTTTGCCTTTTGGCACTTCGACCATATAGCGTTCACGGAACTGAGAGATAGCTTCAACAAGTACCCATTCAGTTTCTTCTTTTTTAGTCATAGTGAATGTTCCATCACCATTATCTTTCCAGTCTAAAGTGTCGCCAGTTTGCCAACCAGCTTCTCTCAACAATTCATCTGGCAATGGCAAAATCAAATCGCCAGTTTCTGGATCGTTCTCAAGTGTAATTATATAACTCATTTATTTTCTCCAAAGATATTTGACCAAGTTTGTAATTTTGCTTTTTTAGCTAGCATAGCTTCATGTACATTTGTATCATCAATGATTTTTCTTTCAACCATCAAATCAATCATGCAAAGAAGGTCACCAACTTCTTCCGTTAAGCGCTCACGATTGGTTTTGCCATTATATTTGGCCTCAATACCGAAACGAAACACTTTAGAAATAGCTTGGGTGACCTCTGCACATTCCTCCTGAGCAATCAGAAGGATTTCTTTTTGCACATCTTTCATTCCGTTACGGTGATTTCTGTCACTTGTAACTCAGCTACTGGTTCAACAATAACTGGTGTTTCGATTGGTGTGGCGGCCAAGTCAGCCAGTTTCTCAACCTTAGTTTTCTTAGCCTTAGTTACAGGCGCTGGTGCAGGTTGACCTGCTACGAATCCGCTGTTGGTAATGCCAACACGACTCATGTATTTTTTAACGTCAGGAACGTTAACGATTTGATAAGCGGTCACTTTGCGACCATCTTTGATTGCACGAACAACGCCATCGGCATTGGTCTTAATGTGCCAAATGTAGGTCGACAAGCGATACATTTGGATTTCTTTGCCAAGTAAGGCATCGATTTCTTCGACTGTTGTTGGGTTGCCGCTAATCATAACGGTCAACAATTTCTGAAAGGGCTTTAGTTTAGTAGATTTTCCACGGGCCATAATATAACTCCAATATAATTTAAGAACTTCAAGTGTAACACAAATAGGCGAGTTTGTCAAGAGGCATCGCCATTGTTGCCTCAGTCTGTCGCCATTTCGCAACAGAAAGCTTTGAATTCTTCCCAAGTGCCATCAAAGATAACTTGGTCGGGATTCTTTACAACCACAGTTTCTTCATAAACGTGGTATTCATAATCTTGCCAGCATGAATTAGATTCAATAGGATAAATGTAGAAACCTCCTACAGATTTCTTAAAGTTGGCAATCATCTGAGCTGCCAAGCAACCCATGCCATTAAACTGCACGGTTTGAGTTTCAGAAAAACCATTTACCAATTTACCAGACAACAGAAAATCAGCCAGTTCTTGGCCGTGACCTTCTGGATAGCCATCGAATTGGCGGTACATGTTGATAATTGGTTTGTTTTCTTCATAAACAAAAGTCAAACTACGTGTTCCCATTTTAAATCTCCATTAAACTATCAACTTTTCCATCCCAATAATCTTCACAAGATTGCTTGGTGAATCCATATCTTACACATCCTTGAACGTATTCCTCACGGCGAGGGTCGTTCACTTTTTGCGGTTCTATTACAACCTCTTGTTGCACAACCACAGAAGGTGCAACGGTTCTGGTTTCAGTAGGTGGTGTATGGTTAGCAAGAACTACAATAGCAAAAAGCAATGCAGCACCAATAACAATAATTCTCCAGAAAAAACCAAGAATGACAATACCAATGCCACCCAATAAAATCAGTTCTAATGTTTCCTGATTAAGCATTTACAATCAAAATGGTTCGCAATGAACATTTATAGGCACCATAACTTTGGGACCAGCATCGGTTTTTACGGAAATATATTCCACATTTGGTCGCATTTTAGCGAACACACATTGTTTAGCAGCTTGTACTGCTTCGTTTCGGTCCATGGCTTCAGGGCCTTTATAGTTCGTCAATTTATAGGTTGGTGTTGACGAGCAAGCAACCAAAGATAACACTAAAGGGATAACTAACAATCTTTTCATTTAAGACTCCATTTCATTCATTTCAAAATCAACTTCCCAAACTTTCCAATTTTTACGGACAATTAGAGATACGGGAAGGTCATTATCTCTACAAAATTTCCATGCATCGAGGTAGAAGAAAAATTCTTTTATCATTACGCAGCTTTCATCATTAGAACTGGATACTTTACAAAACCGGTTGTATCTTTTTTGGCTTTGCCTTTTGCATACAAACCGACCACAACACCTTTGGGATCCAGAAACCGCAGGTCTGATTCATCGCCATTAAAAACAGGACGACCCATGTAGCTATCAGGCATTGGTTCAGTCTTTTTCAAACCGAACACCGTAGCAACATTGTAACCTTGTTGAATGGCAGCATAAACGTCAGCATCATTACCATCAGCGGCAGAAAATGTCAACGAATAATTGGGAACCATTTTAATTTTACGACCAAGAATTTTGGTGTAATCATAAAATGTCACTTCAGGAAAAGCGTAGAAAATGTTTGAATAGGTTTGTCCATTGCGGTTGACCTCATACTTTTCAAAAGCAAGGTCAGAGGTGCCGTTCAAACGGAAAACAGGAATTAAGCCAAGGCGTTTGCTTTGTTTAATGCCCAATTCAATATCTTTAACCAACAAATTCATAAATGTAATACGGTCTTCGAAAAACATTTTGGTTTTGCGAATACGAGCTTTTTGAATGACGTTGGTAAATTCGCCACGCTTGAACATACCGCCACGACCAGCGAGGTTCAAGCAAGCAGCTGTGCAACCAATGGTACGTTTAGCGCAGGTTTCATAACCTGACAAGTCAGCAGGAGCCAGGTGCAAAATGTAGGTATTGTAACCTTGTGCCAAACCTTTTAAAATTTTGGGGTTACCTGTAGATAGCAAATTCATTTCAATGTCCTTATCAACTCAACAGGTACCATTATACACAAACTGGCAGGATAGTCAAGCACTTTTTGGCAGGTGTTGCGTGAAAGCAACAGTAATACTAAAGTATTCATCTCCGCATCAATGCCTGGTCACGAGCTTCCTCATCCGAAAATATAGGAACCGCATTGCTTTTGTGCAAAGTGCCAATACCCTTCATAGCAGTACCAGTATAAACTTTACCTTGAATTGGTTTTGTAGCAGAACCACCAAACGTTTCAAAACTAGGATATTTTGGCGTTTCACGACCAACGGGTGTGGTCAGTTTCGGAACACCAGAATTTATCACTTTAGGTTTTAGTTTAGAAAAGCCAGTGGACATATTGTTGACGCTATCAAGCCATGCCTGATACTCAGCAATTTCCTTTTTGGTCTTGCTTTTCTTTTTAGACTTTTGGTAAGTATAAATTATTGACATACGTATGGTTTATCCCATTTACCAACATGAATGTGGTAATAATATGCCGTATTGAAATAATCAGTCTGAGCATCGGAATGGTCATAATAATCAGCCGAGAGCAAAGCTTCTTTGATTTCTTTCAAAGCTTCTAAGGCTACACCATCATAATGGTCATCGAGCCAATAAGGATTAACCTGAACATAATCACCGCCAAAATCAATTGGGCCAGATTTCAGGTTTAACATAATGCTTGAATGATTGTTAACCCGCAAAGAACCTTTGAGATTGTACTTTTTCAAAATAGGTTTTAAAGCTGCAGCAATAACTGCTTTCTTTTGTTGGTTCATATAAGCCATAATTAAAGTTCTCCATTTTTACGCAAAGATTCGAAAGCTTCTTTAGCATCCGATTTAAATTCATACCAACCACAGCATTCTTCGGTCAGTAAATTCATTATACCATACCTGTCGTTTAAGTAAACAATTCGCCACATAATTTTATAACACCAGTTCTTTGGCAGCAAAACGAATTTTGCCTTCATAGTTAAGCTGATCTTGCTCGAACTCTGTAAGGAAGTCATCAGCCACAACTTCCCA